GTGGTCGCCAAGGCGGACCAGGGAGAGGCGCTGGTGCGGGACACCGGGGTCCGGGTCGCCCAGCTCTCGGCCGCGTTCCTGAAGGAGCTGATAAAGGCCGGCGTCCCCCCGCCGTTCCTGGTCCCGCTCTGCCAGCAGTACCTCGCCCACCTCTGCCAGCGGTTCATGTGATGCTTGCCGTCAGCGTCGCCGTCAGCGTCCGCCCGGCCCTCTTGGTGGTCCTCTGCCCGTCCGGCAAGATCCCCTACGCCACCCACGACGAGGCAAGACGTGCTGTCAAGGGCCAGGGCACGCATCACGGCAGTGGGTTGGCGCCGTACGCCTGTCGGAGGTGTGGGGCTGTCCACCTGACCTCCAAGAGCCGGGGAGCGCTCAGGGAGGCGCAGAGACACCATGCCTGAGCAGCTCGCCACCCACGCCGACGGCTCGCTCCGCTACCGCGCCCAGCCCGGTGGCGTCCAGTACGACCCGACCCTGGCCGTCCGGATGTGCCCGGAGTGCGCCCAGCCCGGGGTTCTGAGCGGCGGCCTCTGCGTGCGCTGCCGCATCCGCGCCGGCCTACCGGTCCCGAGATTCGTGAGGCCGAGAGGTGCCTGACGCCTGCCGGAAGTGCGGCCTCCCCCACCCCGGATGCACCGGCCACCGCAGTCGCAGGGTTGACGGAAGGCTGCAGCCCTGCAAGCAGACCCGGGGCCTGGTGCCTGTCACAAAGGGGCAGGTCTGCTACGCCCATGGCGGAGCGACGCCAGCGATCCAAGCTGCAGCCGGTCGGGAGAAGAAGCTCGAGGAGGGCCAGCGCAAGGCCGCCGCCCTGGTCGAGGCGTACATCCAGGAGCACCCGAACGCCGACCCGATGCTGGAGCTGATCCGGATGGTGCTGCAGACGGCGGCCTGGGAACGGGCGCTGGCGATGCTGCTGTACCAGGAGGACGACGTCATCGAGAGCGTCGACTACGGGGTGGGCGGGTCGCGGCGGGAGGAGAACATCCGCTACCGCCAGTGGAAGGACGCGGCCGATCGGCTGGTGAAGTTCAGCAAGGTGGCCGTGGACGCTGGGGTGGAGACGAAGCAATTGGAGATGCTCAAGGAGTTCGCAGCGACCTTCGGGGGCATCCTGACGGCGGTCCTGGGTGATCTCGGGCTGCCTGCAGAGCAGCAACAGCGAGGCCGCGAGCTCTATGCGCGGCGTCTCCGGCTGGTCGCCGGCGGAGGGAGTTGACCCATGGCCAGTGATATCGCAGTCAAGATCCGAGCGGTCGCAATCGCCCGAGCAAGCGCCGCGTGAAGAACGTCGTCGACGCGCTGATCGTCCTCGCGGTCGTCCTGCTGTACGTCGCGCTGGGGGTGGCTGGAGCGTGGCTGGTGTGGCACTGGACGTCGCTGCTGGCCTGCCTGCTCGTCTGGGTCGGCGGCTGGGCGGTCGCCGGGCTGGCGTCCTGGTGGGCGCTGATCCAAGAGCCGCCGGTTGGCACACCCTGACGTCTACTCGCTGGCCGCCGACGTCCTCGACCCGCCCAAGCGGGACACCTGGGGGCTGATCGGCTACGAGCCGGCCTGCGTCCCTCGGATCGAGGCCCGACGGCGCGGCGAAGAGATCCCGGCCTGCGGGGAGTGCCCGCAGGAGCTGGCTGCGGTCGCCACCGAGGACGACATTCTCTACGGCGGGGCCGCTGGCGGCGGGAAGACGAAGTGGCTGGTGGCCCTGGGGCTGCGCGAGTGCGACCAGCACCCGCTACTCCGCGCTGGCCTCTTCCGCAGGACGTACGACGAGCTCGAGGAGGGCCCGCTGGCTGAGCTGGCCAAGTTCGGCTACGGCGAGGCCCTCGGCTGCCGCTGGGACAAGACGCTCCACGAGCTCTGGTTCCCCAACCGGGCGGTCATCCGCTTCCGCTACCTGGAGAACCTCCTGGACGCCACCCGACGTCAGGGCGGCGAGTACCAGCTCCTGCTCCTCGACGAGGTAACGCTCTTCGCCCCCGGCATCGTCGACGTCGTCCGGGAGCGGGTGAGGACGTGGGCGGGCGGGCCGCCGGTGATCGGCACCCGTAGCACGTCGAACCCGGGCGGTGCGTCCCACGGGGCGGTCAGGGAGCGCTACATCACCCCGACTGCGCACGGCGACCACGTCCACACCGACGAGCAGGGCCACACCGTGCGCTTCATCGGCGCCAAGGTCGGCGACAACCCCTTCGTGGACGAGGGGTACAAGGCCCGGCTGATGGCCATCCCCGACCCCCAGCGGCGGGCGGCGATGCTGGACGGCTCCTGGGACATCTTCGCCGGCCAGGTCTTCTCCCAGTGGCGGCATGACCGGCACGTCGTGGACCCCTTCCTGCTGCCGGAGAGCTGGACAAGGTACGCCGGCATCGACTACGGCCGCGCGGCGCCGTGGTGCGTCCTGTGGGCGGCCGTCGACGAGGACCGCCGCGTCTGGGTATACCGCGAGCTCTACGAGATCGGCGTCGACGAGAGCGACCAGGCCCGCCGGATCCTCGCGGCAGAGGCGGATGGGCAATCGCAGGCGGTCGGTGACGATGGCGTCCGCCGCCAGGTGCCGGAGCCGTTCCCGTACCGCGTCTGCGACCCGGCGATGGCGGCGCGCGCGTCCGAAGCTCCCTCGATCATGCAGCGCTACGCGGAGGTCGGCTGTGCAGTTCACGCGGCGGTCAACGACCGTCTGGCTGGCTGGGCGCGGATCCACAGCTACCTCGCCGATGGCCCGGCCTGCGCCATGCACCGCGCGCTGGGCTGGGATCGCTGCCCGCTGTTGCACGTCTTCGCTGGCTGCGCGAACCTCATCCGGACGCTCCCGGCGCTCCCCTACGACGCCCACAGGACCGAGGACGCCGACACCCACGCCGAAGACCACGCTCCCGATGCGCTGCGGTACCTGCTGATGGCGCTCGGTGGAGAGCCTCAGTACGACGTGATCTCGGATGAGACCTACGCCGCCGCTCAGCAGAGCGAGCTGGCGACGCCGGTGGGGCCGTTCGCGGTGCCGGCAGGCCAGAGGCTACACGACCTCGGTGACAGTATCGACGACGATGGCTGGGGCATCCCTTCGGCAGTCGACCAGGAGCGTCCATGGTGATGCGTTGTCCGGGCGACGTCAGGGCTGCCCGAAGTAGCGCCCCGGGCGGCTCCCCGGGTTGCGATGCTCAGTGATCCCGACCGAGAGCGTGCGGCGTGGCTGGCGTGGTTCCGCGAGGCCGAGGTGGAACTGGAACACGCGAGTGATCGCCTGATGGGGCTGTGGATCAGCGAGCACAAGCTCAGCGAGGCCTACTTTGAAGCCGTCGAAGCATTCAAGCGAGCGTGGTGGCGCTGGAGGACCCGGCTGACCGCGCTCGAGGCCTACATGGACCACCGCCATCGGAGGGCACATCCGTGACCACAGGACTGCGCCGCGGCCTGCTGCCGCTCGACCCCGCCAAGCACGCTCGCTTCAAGAGCCTCGCCGAGTACGGCTACACGCTGCCGATGCCGGCGTACCCGATCGACCGCACCGAGAGCGCGGCCATCCCGGCGAACGGCTGGGGCATGGGCGGCAACGGGCCCGACCCGACCCTCACCGTCAACGACCGCCAGCCGGTCGGCGACTGCGGGCCATGTGCGGTCCCGCTGCACGCTGACATGCTCGCTGCCGCGCTCTGTGGCCTCCCGCTGGGCCACAACACCATGACCAGCGACGAGATCGTGGACCTCTATCTTGAGTACACCGGGGGCCAGGACACCGGCGTGGACCTTGGCGACTGGCTGCTCTGGCTCTTCCAGAAGGGGTACATCGAGGGCTTCGTCAAGCTCTCGCTCGCCGAGATGGACGCCGCTCTGGCGCACTTCAACGTCGTGGTCGTGGGCGTCAACCTCAACCCGCAGGCGGACCAGCAGTTCGCCACCGGCTTCCCCTGGAACGTCGGCCCCGGCGACGAGCCGGACCCGAGCGAGGGCCACGCCGTTCTGTTCGTCTACCGCGGAAGCCCGACCGGCACCGCCGGGTACATCAGTTGGGGCCAGCAGGTGATCGCCACTGGCGCGTGGCAGGCAGCCTGCCCGCAGCAGGCCTTCGCGGTCATCACCGAGCAGGAGGCCGAGGCTAGGGGCTTCCCGTTCGGTCAGATCATCGCCGATCTCAAGGCGTTGGGTGGGACCGCCGTGAATCCCGCCCAGCCTCCCACACCGGTCCCGGTGACGCCGCCCGCGGCCGTCACGCCGAGCTGGCTGGGCTGTACGGGGGCACTCGCCCTGGCGGCCTCGCTGTTGCTGCTGCTCCGGTGACTGCGCGCGTCAGCCCGGAGGAATGGCTGGCGCACCAGGCGAAGACGGTCAAGTGCTCGACCTGTAAGCACCCCGCACTCGCTGAGATCGAGAAGCTCCACGCCTCCGGCTGGCCATCAGCACAGATCGCACGCTGGCTGAAAGAGGCGTACCCGGAAGCGCCGACGGGCGCCCACACCCTCCGTGAGCACTTCCGAGAGCACCCCGCATGACCGCAGATCCGAAGGTCACTCCGGAGCACTTCGCCGAGACGGAGGAGCTGAAGGCCACCGTCCGGAGTCTGGAGCGTCGGTTGCGGCTGTCGCAGGCCAAGACCCACGACCTTGATGGAGCCGCGGCAGAGCGCGACGAGCTCCAGCGGCGGCTTGCCGTCACGGGGCGCATCGGGGCCCGCGACATCACCGTGCCGCGGTGGATGGCGACCAAGGCCCAACGCTCCACGTTCCACGCCACCCCGACGCTCCTCCTGACCGACACTCACTTCGATGAGGTGGTGCTGCCGGAGCAGATCGACTGGCTCAACGCCTACAACCGCAAGATCGCCAAACAGCGGTTCCACCGCTGCATCGAGACGACCATCATGTTGGCCCGTGAGTTCCTGACCGGGCTCACCTACGATGGCTTCCTGCTCATGGTAGGCGGCGACATCTTCTCGGGGATCATCCACCAGGAACTCCGGGAGACCAACGAGGTTCCGATCCTCAAGTCCGTGGCCTACTGGGAGGACGAGCTGGCGGCTGGGCTGGACCGGCTGGCCACAGAGTTCAGCAAGCTCCATGTCGCCTGCACCTACGGTAACCACGCCCGCCAGAGCATCAAGCCCATCGCGAAGAACCGGGCGTGGGACACCTTCGAGTGGCTGATGTACACCCACCTAGCCAAGCACTTCGCTGGCTCCAAGGCGATCACCTTCCAGATCCCTGACGGGCCCGACTGCCTTGTTCAGAGCTATGGCACTCGCTACCTGCTGACCCACGGCGACCAGTTCCGCGGCGGCTCCGGCATCTCCGGCTCGATGACCCCGCTCATGCTCGGCAGCTATCGCAAGACACGCCGGGCGATGTCAGCCGGCAAGCCCTACGACATCATGGTGCTGGGCCACCGCCACGAGTATGTGTGGCTCCCCTCCTACGGGATCATCACCGGGGCGTCCCTGGTGGGCTACAACGAATACGCCTATCAGCACAACTTCGGCTTCGAGGAGGCCAACCAAGCCTTCTGGGTCGCCACTCCGGAGCACGGGGTGACCTTCCCGATGCAGGTCTACGTTCAGGACCGCAAGGCAGAGGGCTGGTGACCCACATCTGAGGCTGATCGCCCGAGCGGCGACCATCTGCACGTGACCGCCCTCCCTTGGCGCCGTGGTGCCGTGGCGCCGCAGGCCGCCGAGATCCCTGACCTCGAGGAGGCGAACGTCCTCCGCTTGCCGCTGCGCCACGAGCTCTACGAGGCTATGGACAGCGACGAGGAGGGCGCGGCTGGCATCCAGCGGGTCGGCTACGAGTGGGGCGGCGCCGGTGCCGGCGAGACCAACACCGAGACGCTGATCGCCAAGAACGGCGACCGCAAGCGCCAGCTCGTCGCCCTGGCCCAGCTCTACATTCAGTGCATCTGGGTATCGGCCTGCGTCGACGCCGCTGCCGAGGCCATCACCGCCGGCGGCCTCGAGGTGGTGCCGGTGAAGTCATCGATCGCCGACCCGGATCCACCCTGCACCCCGCAGCTCGTGCGCCTTGAGAACCTGCTGCGCTTCGTCAACCGCCGGGAGGACGCCATCCAGCTCCTCCGCAAGGCGATCGTGGACCTGCTCGTGTTCGGTGACGCCTACCTCGAGGTGGGCTTCCTGCTCAACGAGCCGGCCGCCATCTGGTCGCTGGACGCAGCCTCGATGATCGTCCAGACCGACCGGCACGGGAACTTGATCGGCTACCTCCAGGTGCTGGAGGACAACACTCGGGTGCCCTTCACGCCGGAGCAGGTCATCCACGTCTCGGTGGACGCGCCCCGCGGCGGCATCTACGGCTGCCCGCCCACCCAGAAGGTCGAGATCTCCGCCACCGCTTGGCTGTGGGCCCTCGCCGCACTCAAGCAGATGGGCAAGGACGGCTTCGTCAGCCGAATCCACGTTGACTACGACTCCTCGGCCCAGGACAAGGAGATCCAGCGCTGGTGGCAGCGCTACCTCACCCGCAACCGCGGCGTCCGGAACATGGCCACCCCGGTGGTGACCAAGAACGCCAAGACCTTCACCGAGCTCAACCGCACCTCATCCACCGAGATCCTGTCGACGTTGAAGGACCTCCGGGACCAGATCGTCAGCGGGATGCACACCCCTCCCCAGAAGGTCCAGATCGTGGAGAGCGGCAACCTGGGCGGCGGCACGGGCGAGGCGCAGGACAAGACCTGGCGCGGCGAGGTGGTAGGGCCGATCGGCAACCTGCTGCTGGAGAAGCTGAACTACTCGATCGTCCAGCAGGGCTTCGGCATCACCGACTGGGAGATCCGCTTCGGCCAGATCGACTACCGGGACTCCGCGATCGTAGAGACCATCCGGGACCTCCGGCTCCGGAACGGCGCCTGGTCGCTGAACGACTACGAGCGCGACATCCAGCAGGCCGAGACGCCGGGCGGAGACATCCACGTCCTGGTGACCCGGCAGGCGGTCCTCGACTGGGAGAACATGAAGAACTACGCGGCCATGACCATGGGCCCGCCCGGTGGCGCGGCTCCCGGCGCCGCGGCGAAGCCTCCCTCCGTCCCGTCCGGTCTGCCCGAGCCGCCTGACGACGCCGACCCCGGCGAGAGCTCGCCGGCGGCGGCCATGATCGAGCGCCACGGCGGTGACGACGCCTTCCACCGCATGGTGGCCGGGAAGACCCCGGCTGACGCCGAGATGGGCAAGCTGACCGAGGCCTGGGCCAAGGCGTACGCCCACCGACGCAAGCAGGCCCTTCGCCAGCTCGCCCCACCCAAGGAGTCAGAGTGATGTCTGCTGTTCTCGATCTCACCACCGGCCAGCCCGTCAGTGGCCAGCCCAATCAATCCCCGCCGGCCACCGTGAGCTGGGACGGGACCAAACTGACGTTCTCGCAGCCCATCACCGGCACCGCGCCGACCGCCTCGCCGGGGACCGACAGCACCCAGATCGCCACCACCGCCTACGCAGACGCTGCGGTAGCCGCCTCTGCCGCAGCGTCTGGCTGGCAGGGTGTGTGGGCGATCGGCACCACCTACGCGAAGTCGGCCATCGTCGCCGGGAGCAACGGGCACGTCTACCTCAGCATCGCGGCAGCCAACGTCGGCTACGATCCGACCTCGGACGCCGGCGACCACTGGCAGCCGCTCGCCGCCTGATGGCCGCCCCGAAGAAGCCCCGCAAGCGGCCCGTGGTCGACGCGGCGCTCCACCCGGTCATCCAGTCCCCGCCGGAGCGTCACATCGTCACTGAGCGCGAGGATGAGGATCCCGACGAAGGGGGGATGACCGCCGAGAAGGCTGCGGCTCTGATCCCGCGAGAGTACGGATGACCCTCCGCGGCGCCGGCAGCCACGTTGTCACGCCGAAGAAGCAGAAGACGGCGGTCACCGCGGCGGTCCCGAAGAAGAAGACCCGCTCGAACCCCGCCACCGACGCGGCACACCAGCGGACGACGGCTCTCCACGTCCGCCACGCCAGCTTCACCCGGTCCTCGAACATCCACAAGGCCGCGAAGTGATCGCTCCGTTTGCTCGTGCTGCCTTTGCCAACGGGTTTGCCGAGGTCGACGTCCGCTTCCCGGTCCCCGACTGGGTCCGGGATGTCTGCGAGGCCTCGGTCCTGATGGCCGAGGACCTGGAGGGCGAGCCGTGGATCCTCGAAGCGGTCCGCCGGCAGGGGAAGAAGGCGGCGCTGTGGGCGAAGCTCCACCAGCGGCGGGACGACCTGGAGGCGACCAACCGGGCCCACCTCAAGGCCGTGCTGATCTCGCTCCTCCCCCACCTTCGCCAGCCGGTCCTGGCCGCCGTGCAGCCTCATGAGGCCGCGCAGCCGGACGATCTCGTCAGCGCGCTCCAGAAGGCCATCGAGGCGCTCGGTGACATCGAGGGGTTCAAGGCTTGGCGCCAGCTCACCCGGGATGCCATGGCGGACGGCGCGGCCGAGGGGAACGCCGAGGCGACGGCCTGGCTGGCGTTGGGCAAGGGGCAGGCGATCCCGGACTTCGACATCACCTTCCAGGCGGCGATCCAGGCGATGCGCGACCTGCCGCCGGCCTGGAGCGACGTCGACACCTGGATGGGGAAGCAGACCCACGGCCTCGCCACTCAGCTCGGCCAGCAGCTGAGCGACGCCATGGCCTCCGGAGCGAGCCGCGACGCCATGGCCCAGATCGTCAGCGACACGGTCCTCAACCCGCAGGGGTACGCCGGGCTGATGCTGGACCACGCCATCGCCACCTCGGCGATCCAGGGGGCGCTCAGCCTCTACCAGAGCGAGGGGGTGGAACTGGTCGACGCGGAGGTGTCGCCCGGCGCCTGTGACGACTGCGAGCCGCTGCCTGACGACAACCCCTACCAGCTGGCGGACGCGCCCGACATCCCCCTCCACCCTCGCTGCCGCTGCGCGGTGGCCCCTCACGTCGACTGAGGGCAACGGGCGCAGCCTCGGATCGTTCGGGCCGTGGGAACCCTCGCGACCATCTCGGGCGTCGCCATCGAGCCGTGTGTCAGCTCGAACAACCGCCTGTACACGGCGGACATGATCCGGGGCGCCTATGAGCGGCTCTCACAGCGCCTCAAGGCCGGCCCCGACATTCCCGTGAGCTTCACCAGCCACCAGGACCGGCAGCACGGCAACGTCCGCCAGATCGCCGCGGTCCTCCGTGAGGTGTCGCTGACGCCCGCCACCCAGATCCGCTACCGGATGGACACCCTGGACACCGAGGCCGGGCAGGACGTGACCAAGCTCGTCAGCGGCGACCACCCGGCGGTCAACGCCGTGTCCATCGTCGGCGAGTTCCTGGGGCGGGTGCGCCAGGTCGAGGTGGACGGCCAGCAGGTCGAGACCGCCGATGGCCTGGACATCCTCGGCTTCGACATCGTGGACATGCCCGGAGTGGGCGGCGCCCGGATGGACGACGTCCAGATCCACGGGCTCTCAGGCGAGCGCCATGCAGAGCGCCGCCTCATCTTCGAGTCAGCGGGAGAGACGGCTGTGACCCAAGTGACCGAGGCCCCGACCACCCAGCCCTACGGCGCCGTCACCTATGCGGACCCGGGCTACCAGCAGGACAAGGTCAAGCGGTGCCCGCTGGACAGCAAGGCCCACGTGAAGGCCGCCTGGTCCTACATCAACATGCCGAAGAACGCGGCGAAGTACTCGGACGAGCAGGTCGGCCGAATCAAGGCGAAGATCAAGAGCGCGGCGAAGAAGCTGGGCGTGCAGATCGCCAGCGAGAGCGCGCCGACCGCGTCCCTGTTCGAGGGCGACGCCTTCGCCAGTTACGGCGACGCCAACTCGTACAGCTCGCTGATTCCGATCGACCCCGACCAGGACGGCGACACCGACTTCCTGGCCTGCCCGACCTGCGGAACGATCCGCCCCGTCACTGACCCGGACCTCAACCCGGACATCGACGACGACAACGACATGCAGGCGGGCATGGAATCCGCCCCAACCCCACCGAAGGAGACCACCGTGACCGAAGCAGCCAACCCGACTGCGGTCGACGAGGATCAGCGGCTCGCTGCGGTCATCGTTGCCGCCCTCAAGCAGTCCAAGCAGACCACCGAGACCCCGGCCGTACCGGCAGCCCTCACCGAGTCCAGCGTCGCTGACCTCGTCACCAAGACGGTGGCCACGGCGGTGGAGAGCATGAAGGGAGAGCTGATCGAAGCCATCAAGGGGAACGGTGGCGGACCTCAGCGCCAGGGCGTCGTGCCGGGCGCAGCGACCGAGCAGGCGTCGAAGACGCCGAAGACGCCCGAGGAGCGCGACGCCCGCCTTCTCGAGCTGGCAAAGATGCCGACAGAGCGCCTGCGCCGCGCCGGCGCCGACGTCATGGCGGCGCAGATCCCGACCCCGTCGAGGTGGACCGTCCTCCCCGGCTGACGGTCGGCTGATCCCTCCCCTCTCTCCATCCACACCCCGCAAATCAGGAGCCCTATACCGTGAGCACAGAGCTCGAAGAGGCGCTTGCCGCCTCCCAAGTCGGCGCCCTTATCCCGAAGGCGATCGACCCTGTCATCCTGGAGTACGTCCGTCGGTACGCGCCGATGGCCCGCGCGCTCCCGACCGTCCCCTGGCACACCAACACGTACTACTTCAACCAGCGGACGGTGCTCCCGCCCGGAGGCTTCGTCACTGACGGTGGCGCGCGTCCGGTCGGCAACAGCACCTACGTCCAGTCGAGCTTCAACATCAAGCTCCTCCAGGCGATCGGCTCGGTCACCGGGTTCGCCCAGGTGGTCACCGCCGACCTGGTTGGCTCGTTGAAGCAGCGGGAAGTCGAAGGCACCCTGATGGGTCTCGCCTTCGACCTTGAGAACGCCCTGTGCTGGGGCAACAGCCTCGCCACCGTGGGCGGATGGTTCCCCCAGTTCGACGGCTTCGACGTCCAGATCAGCTCCTTCTCGGGCGCGACCCAGAACGCCGTCGACCGGGCCAACGCGACCTTCGCGTTGACCGACATGGACACCCTGATCGACGTCGTCGAATCGAACGCGGCCATGGCCATCGGCGGCAGCCCGTACGCGTTCATCTGCTCGCCAGCGGTGAACAGCAAGATCGCCCAGCTGCTCACCAACCAGCAGCGCTACAACACGGTGGACGTGGCGGTCGGCCTGAACGTGCCCAGCTACCGTGACATCCCCATCCTCAAGACCTCGTTCCTGGCCTCTCGCCAGCAGGCGATGGGGACCGTGACCCCCTCGACGGGGACCACCGGCGGGACGCTGCCGGACTCGACCACCTACAAGTACCAGATCGCGCCGGTCATCGGCCGCTATGGAGAGATCGCGGCCTGCGCCGAGGTCTCCCAGGCCACCAGTGGTGTCGGCGGCGGGCTGCACACCATCAGCCTGGCGTTCAGCACTCCGACGGGTCCTGACGGCGCCGCGCCCATCGCATACAAGGTCTACCGGACCGCCGGGGGCGGCTCGACCGGGACCGAGACGCTGCTGGGCGTCGTGGACGCCTACGACAGCACCGGCAGCCAGCAGAGCCCTGTCGCGGTGACGACCATCATCGACACTGGCACGGCGCTGCTCACCAACACTACGGGCGCCACCGTGGCCGCCCTCTCGGCCGCCTACGTCGGCGGGAACGCGGGCCAGCCACCGCTGGCGACGGGCCAGGAGAACATCTACCTGGTGCCGCTCGACGACAACTTCATGGTGCGTCCCTTCACCCGGGACTTCGAGCTCATCAACCTGGCGCCGACCACCACGGCGCCTGACCAGCTGCCCTTCGCGGTGGTCTCGGACACCTGCCTGGCCATCCGTGCTCCCAAGTACGTGGCCCGGCTGATCCGCTCCGCCACCGGCATCCTCTAAGGACCCCTCCCTGTGTCGGGGGCCCGGGTTAGACCATGGCCCGGGTCCCCTTCCGGGGGGCGACCTCGACGGAGCCTCACGATCTGAGCAATGAGCTACACGCCGCTCGCCAGCGTCGCCAACTTCGAGCAGGGGCCAGAGTCCGACCTCTTCAAGCAGATCGTCTCGGCTGAGCAGACGGCACTCCTGACCCGCGCCTCGCGAGCGGTCGAGACGTACTGCAACCGGCGGCTGGCTCCCTTCGCCAAGATCGAGAACCATCGCGCCCAGGACATCGACCCCGACGAGCTGACCGACGTCGGCTTCCCGCTGGACCAGACGGCGATGCTGGGCATGAGCCGGGCGCAGTCCCTCGGCGCCAACGAGCTGGTCCGCCACGTCTGGCTGGACGAGTACCCGCCCATGTGGGAGGAACTCTGGACCGGCAGCGTCACCGCGATCGAGCTGCGTCGGGCCTTCGGCGGGAACTACGACTACGCCCCCGCCGACCTGGCCAACGTCCAGTTCGAGCCGGAGAACGGTCACATCCGCCTCCAGCTCGGCACCTTCGCCCCCATCGGCACGACGGTCCGGGTCACCTACACGGGCGGCTACGCCCCCGTGCCGGACGATCTGATCCAGGCCACGATCCTGCGGGCGGCGATGCTCGCCCTGACCGAGATGCTCCCCATGGCGGCGAAGGCGGGCGACCTCGACCGGGCGCAGCTGGAGAGGGACTTCGAGCTGCTGGCCGGCCCGTACGTGCGCCAGTCGGTCTGATGACCTACTCGCCCACCTACGCCGATGCGCCGGAGCGGGAGGCCTCTTGGTACAGCACCGACCCGCCGCAGCCCTCTGGCTTCGTCCCTCCCCCGCTGCTCCAGGCCAACGGCGGCAACTGGGCGCTGATCCAGGCCCGCGCCCCGAAGACCATCGGCCGGGAGAGCGCCATCTACATCGTCCGGGACAAGGGCCGCGAGCTCAGGAACGCCCTGGGCGAGAAGGAATGGCAGCACCACCTGGTGGCCGTGCTCTTCTGGCCGCTGGATTCCGCGGACGCTGAGACCGACCAGGCGGCGCTCGACGCGGAGATGGTGAAGGTGCTCGCCCGCATCCGCGGCCCGTGGCTGGACAAGACCCACGGCGGGGCATTCGCCTCGGTCGGTGAGGATTCGAGCGAGATCCAGGTCGACTACGGGGACGTGATCGTGCAAGTCGCAAACGGTGGCCCGCTCGAGGTGCACGTCGCCTACATGGCCACGGACACCTTCCCGGGCTGAGAGGAGAACCCATGCTGCGTCGCTTCCAGAACCCGCACCAGAAGCCGGTGCGCCTCTTCCACCCCGGCGACCCGGAGCACGGTCAGCCGACCGTCGAGCTGGTCGCCGCGGCCGGCGAAATCTTCGAGATGGAGCTGCCCGAGGACCAGCCGCGACCCGACGTCCTCAACGAGTTGACCCCTGGCCGCGAGAGCGCGCCGTGGGACGTCGCGTGGACGTTGCCGGAACCCGTGCCAGCGGCGACGAACCGCGGGCGTTTCGCTCGGTCGCCCGTCGAGGCGCCGCCCGCAGAACCCGCCGCCGCTGAGACGGCACCTCAGGAGAGCTGACCATGCCGTTCCTCAGCAGACAGACCTTCATGGGGCTCGGCAAGGAGTCGACCCAGGGCACCCCGGCGGCCGCCAGCCTCTTCGTCCCCGTCGCCACCAGCGTCAAGCCGGCCGACACGCCGACCTACGTCGACGATGACTCGATCGTCGCCAACCGCTCCAAGATCCGTCAGTCCTACCAGGGACCGATCGACAGCACCGTGAGCTACGACGGCTTCTGGTACCCCGAGGTCATCGGCTTCCACACCATCGCCCTCGGGCTGGTCGACGCCGCCACGCCGAAGCAGGGGCGCACCGTCGCCGACGGCGTCACGACGATCTCCACCAACACCGTCACCTCCGCCACCGCAAACTTCACCGCGGCGGACCGCGGGGCGGCGATCACCGCCACCGGCATCCCGGCCAGCGCTTTCATCACCGTGATCAACTCGGCGACGTCGGTGCAGATCTCCGCCAACGCGACGGCCAGCGGCGTGTCGCTCTCGCTGGTCATCGGCTCGACCACCGTCTACCGGCACCCCTTCCAGCTCAGTCCCACCTCCGGAACCCAGCAGCCGGCGAGCTTCTCGGTCGTCGACTACGACGCGGTGGACGCTGCAGCGACCCGGGTCTACCCCGGCTCGGTCATGGACAGCCTGGACCTCACCATCGACGCCAAGGGGGCCGTGAAGTACTCGGCCAAGTGGATGGGCTGGCCCAGCGTCACCGGTACGGCGCCGACGGCGGTCTTCCCGTCCTCGGCGGGACCGATGGGCTGGCAGGCCCAGTGCTACTTCGCGCCGCTCGGCTTGGCCACGGCCGTCCCCCGGCTGATCTCGGGCACCATCAGCCTGAAGAACGGCACCGAGGCGATCCACACCGCCAATGGGCTGCAAAGCCCGTACGACGTCTGGGCGGGCGACTTCGAGGTCAGCATCAAGCTCAAGATGCTCCTGGAAAACACCAGCGACTGGCGGCACTTCATCGTGAACGACCAGCCGCCACTCATCATCACCCTGACGCTGGCCAACAGCATCAGCTGGAGCTGCTTCGTCTCCCAGCCGGTGTGGAAGTCGGCACCGTCCGACCGCAGCCAGAAGTGGATGCAGTTCGACGCCGACATCACCGGGGCCAACAACGCCGCGGACGGCGGGGCGGCCATGTTCGTCCTCGGCAACGCCCTCGTCACGGCGTACTGAGGTGCCGGGCTACAAGAACCTGACGCTGCGCGTGGACCTCAGCGAGGAGTGGGGTGACGGGGCCTTCGTAGAGCTGCTCAACCCCGACATGCTGCCGCTGCGGGTGGACCCGTACGCCCTGGTGCTGCCGCCCAGACCAACTCCAGAGGGCCGCGAGCCGTCAGCGGAAGAGCTGGCGTCCTGGAGGGCATCGTACGAGACCATGCTCATCGAGGCTGGCAAGGCGCGGGCCGAGGAGTTGGTGCTCAAGTGGCTCGTCTGGGACCCGGAGACGGGGGAAGAGTTACCCATCCCAAAGGCCGACCCCACGGTCTTCGCCAAGCTCCCCGCCGGGATCATGGCGGCGATCGGACGCAAGCTGTCGGAGCCGCGACCCACAAACCCTCGGACGCCCCCGAGCCCGGCGAGTACTACTTCGACGACGTCCTAACCGTCGTCGAGTGCATTCTCGACGGCACCTGGGCCGGGGGCGAGGCTCCTGAGGAATGGCGCGACTATCGCCTCATGCGAACGATGGGCTGGTCCTGGTTCGACCTCACCGGGCAGCCCGGCGGCACGCCCCCCTACGTGAGCCGCTTCATCGGCGACTTCATCGCCGCCGAGGCGATCACCGCCAGCAACCGGATGCGCGCCCATGGCTGACGAGCTGCTCCCCGGCGTGCTCTCCGGACGCTTCGTGCGCGTGGTCGCCAGCGCCGAGGTTCGGAGCGCGGCGTCGCTGACCGCCCTCGCCCTCTTCATCGAGAACCGGGCCAAGCAGAACGCCAGCAGCGGTGCCCACTCGTACGGCTCGCACACGGCGTCGTCGCCCGGTAGCGGGCCGTCTGTCATCAGCGGCGACCTCCGGCGTTCCATCACCCACACGCCAGTTACCCCGGTCGGCGACGACCTCCAGACCCGCGTAGGCCCGGCGTCGACGCCGCACACCGACTACGGCCACGGCCACAGGTCGACCACGTCGGGGAAGATCGGCCTCTACCTCGAGACGGGCGACCACGGCGTCACCTACCCGTTCCTCAAGCCTGCGTTCGACGAGGCGGTCGGGGCCAACGCGGGGATCTGGCTGTCGACCTTCGCCAGTGGCGGTAGCTGGACATGAGCGAGCGCGAGCGGCGGCTTCGGAGAGTGGCGTGAGCGACGAAATCAGCGATCTCTACGTCAACCTGAGCGCGAACACCAGCTCGTTCGTCGCCCAGATGGCCGGGGCGACCACGGCGAGCAAGGACCTCGAGGACCAGTCGTCGAACACCAGCGAGATGCTTCTCGGCATCGGCGTCGCCGCCCTCGCCGCGGCCGCTGGGCTGGTCGCCTGGGGAGTGACCGGGTCGGACACCTTCAACCAGAAGATGACCCTGATCCGCACCCAGGCCAACGACACCACGGACGACCTGGGCACGATGTCGCAGGCGGTGTTGAACATGGCCGGCGCGGTGGGCCAGACGCCGGACGCCCTCGCCGACGCCCTGTATCACATCACCTCCGCGGGTTTCACCGGCGCACAGGCGCTCGATCTGCTGAAGAGCTCCGCCGACCTGGCCGACGTGGGCCAGTCGAACCTCACCGACACCACCAACGGCCTGATCGCGATGCTGCGGTCCGGCGTCCCCGACGTGAAGAACTCGACCCAGGCCGTCGCGATGCTGAACGCGATCGTCGGCAGCGGCAACATGACCATGGACGACCTGGTCGGCTCGCTGTCGAAGTTCATGCCCGTCGCCGGCACCTTCGGGGTCTCGGCGCAGTCGATGGGCGCGGCGCTGGACACCCTGACCGACCAGGGCTACGGCAGCTCCCAGGCGGCCACGGCGCTGCGCATGACCATCGCGATGATGGCGGCGCCGACCGCGGCCTCGGCGGGGATCCTCAAAGACCTCGGCCTCACCGCGACCCAGACCGGCTCCATGACCGCGGCGTTGACAGAGGCCCTGGCCAAGAGCGGCGTCACTCAGACCCAGCTCGCCTCGGACATGAAGCAGCCGGACGGCCTGGCGGTGGCACTCACGGACCTCAAGACGCACATGGAGGACGCCGGGGTCAGCTCCCAGGAGCAGGCGGACATCATCGCCCGCGCCTTCGGCGGTGGGAAGACCGGCGCGGCCATCCTCGACCTCTATAACAACATCGGCACCGTCCAGCAGAAGTTCATCGACATCGGGGGCGCTGTCGACAACTTCGGCTCCGACCTCCAGACGCAGATGGGGACCTCGAGCCAGCACATCCTGGACTTCCAGGGGACCGTCGACGCCATGCGGATCGACCTCGGCGACATCTTCGCGCCGATGGCGGACTCGGCGGTCAAGGCCTTCCAGGGCACCCTGATGGTGTACGGCCCGGAGGCGATCTCCTGGGTCAAGAACGACGCCCTCCCCGCCATCGAGGATCTCGGCCGGTTCTTCGAGGATGACGTCGTCCCCGCGGCAGAGGAGGCCGGTAAGGCCCTGCTCGGCATCGGCGAGGTGGGCGGCTCGGCGGTCGAGGACGTCTTCGGCTTCATCGTCAACGACCTGGGCCCGCCGCTGGAGGACGTGCTCGGCTTCATCTCCAGCAACGGCTGGATCATCGACGCGATCTTCGGAGCGTGGGCGGCGCGGTGGGTGGCCATGAAGGCGATGGGGATCGCCACCGAGGTGCTCCAGTGGGGTGCCGCCTTCAGCACCTTCGCGACCGTCTCAGGGAGCACCAGCGCGGCCATGGCGGCGACATTGGGCATGGGTGGCACGGGAGGCCTGTCCGGATCCATCAACAGCGTCTCAGCGGCTGCAGCGGACTTGGGGACGACGGGAGCCGCGGGCTTCGACCATCTCGGCGTCTCGGCGGTGACCGCAGCCCCTGGGATCGCCAGCGTCGGGGAGACGGCGGCGGCGGCGACCCCAGAGATCGCCTCGATGGGCGCCGCTTCGGATGCCACCGCCGCTGCGATCGCTGCGTGGGCGGCGTCGGCGCCCGAGGCGTCAGCCGGGGTCGCAGAGGTGGGCGCCGCTGCGGCGGTAGCCACGCCCGAGATCACCGCGGTCGGTGCCGCCGGTGATGTCGGCGCCGCCGGCCTGGGCGCGATGCTCGCGCCGCTCGGGATCATGGTGGCCGGCGCCGCAATCGTGACCCTGGCGATGAACTGGAACTCCGTCACCAGCGCGCTGCAAGGCTTCTTCGACCCCGCCGGGGCGGCAGCCGACCAGCTCCAGAAGCTGAACGAGGCGGCCCAACAGAGTCTCTCCGCTGACCTGACCACAAACCTGCAGGAGTTCACTCAGGGCCTGGAGCAGGCCGCCCAAACCGACGAGACCTATACCAGTCAGCTGAAGGCGAACGCTGGCGCCTACGACCAGCTCAATGAGAGCCAGCAGGACGTGACCAAGCAACTGCAGGAGATGGCCAGCAGCTATCAGAACCTCACCGCTCAGCTCGCTACGACGGCGCAGGGGGTACAGCTAGTCGGCAAGAACGCGGGCACGATAGTCAACGAGGGACAGGTCCAGGCGCTGCAGGAGCAGCTCGCCAACCTGAAGATCCCCGCGGAGGTGACCGCCAGCTGGTCCACCTTCAGCAACGAGGCCCAGGACGTCTTCAACGAGCTGGCCTCGACCAGCCACGGCTCCGGGGTGATGATCTCGGAGTTCTACACCCAGCTCCAGAAGGACAACGGCAACGCCGGCCAGGCCATAGACGACCTCGCGACCAAGGAAGGTGGGGACTGGGACACCATCGCTGCGGACGCCCAGACAGCGGCGGCGTCGATGCAGCAGAGCCAGGAGACCGATCTCGTCAACGCCACGATCTCGGCCTGGGACACCATCAACAGCGTCTACGGCACGGGCACGGCGGCGGCAGAGGCGGCGCTGAAGGGCCTCTCGCCGGCTCAGCAGGAGGTCGTCACCGACCTGCAGTTGATCTCCAGCCAAACGGGCCTGAGCATCAACCAGCTCGAGCAGCTCGGCTCGGCGGGCGTCATCAACTCTACGATCACCGTCAATGGGCACCTGGTCACGGTCCACGGCACGCTGCAGCAGGTCACCCAGGAGATCGAGAACGCCCAGGGGGCGACAGGCGTCTGGGTGGCGGACACCGTACGCGGTGCCGCGCAAGCCAACGCGGCGATGGCGATCTACCTGGGGACACTCGGGACGGTCGGCAGCAAGCTCGCCACGACGGGCTTTGTGGGCCAGACGTCTCGGCTCAGCATCTACGCCACCGGCGGCGTGTCGGCAGGACCAGAGCTGGCCTGGGTGGGTGAGGGCGGCCCGGAGGTGCACATCCCGCAGTCCGTGGCGGGGCCGATGTGGCCGTACCTCCTCGGCCTCCTCGGTGGCGCTCCGGCCTCATCCGGAGGCGGGGGTGGCGGGTTGGCCAGTGCAAGCGCAGCGATGGGCGCCGCGGCTACTGGCGGGGGCTCAGGTGGCGGCGTGGTCATCCAGATCGGCTCCGTGACGCTGCAGGGGATCGCCAACCCCCAGGAGTTCATCTACGAGCTGCAGAACCTCGCTCTCTCCGCAGCGAAGGGGCAGGGCATCCCGTCGCTCTTCGGGAGCTACTGAGAGGGGCAATCGCTCCCGGCGGTGACGATCAGGGCCACCCCAGTTTCAAGGGAGGCCTCCCGTCATGCCTGATGTCCCGAGTGCCCAACTGGATGTCGCGAACAACGCCATCCTCACCGCCGGCACCACCTACTACCTGTCGCTCCACACGGCTGATCCGGGGGCCGGGGGAGCCAGCGAGGGCGGAGAGGGACGCCAGTCGATCGTCTTCGCCTCCTCGTCGGGCGGCACGATGACGTCCAACACCTCGCAGCTGTGGGCGTCCGCGGTCGGCGGCACGTACCCCAACTTCGGCATCTGGACAGCCGCCAGCGGTGGCACCTACAAGCGGGGCGGCCAGTTGACGTCGTCCATCTCTCCCTCGGCGGGCGTCCAGATCGTGTTCTCCAGCGGGGCCATCACCTTCACGGCCTCGTAACTAATGGCCACTGAAGCGCCAGTCAACGGCGTCAGCACCACGCTGGCATCGCCGTACATCACCTCCACGTCGCAGACGACCTGCGTGCTCACGTCCGCGACTGGCTTCACGAACGCTCAATACCACTGCCTCATCACCGATGGGACGAACTACGAGATCGTGGAGGCGACGGGGCTCTCGGGTACGACGCTGACCATCGTGCGCCATTCCGAAGCGTGGAACGGTGCGAGCACTTCGTACACCTTCGCGATCGGGTCGACGATCACGGTGATCATCTCGGTGGCGAGCATACAGGGGCTGATTGCCGCTGGGCTGCCAGCTGCTGCTATCCCGCTCTCCACGGTCACCGCAGCGGGCGATCTGATCCAGGGGACGGGCACGGGGGCGGTGGCCAGGGTTGCCCTCGGCACCCTCCACTACATGCTCGCCGCCGGAGCCTCCGCTGTCGGCTGGGTGGCATCTGCCGTCTCCACGCTGACCACCACTGGCGACCTCCTCTACGCCTCCGCAGCGAACACCCTGGCACGGCTGGGGATCGGCGCGACGGGCACCAGGCTGGTCGTCGCTGGTGGCGTTCCAACCTGGGCGGTCACGACCATCAGCATCCCCTTCACCTTCGCGTGGAGCGGGTTGGTCGTGGTTCCCTCGGGCGCGACGGGCTTCATCCCCCCCATGGCCTTTCCCATCCCGAGCGGCCAGTCGGCAAAGCTGGTGGGTGTGTTCGCCGTGCTTCGCGGTGGAACTAACTGCGTCCTGGCCGTCAACCAGAACGGTGCCGCAGTCTCCGGACTGAGCACGTTGACGGTGACGACGACGGGAGCCTACACCGCCGTTACCACTCCCCCGAGCGTCGCCAACGATGACTTGTTCGCCCCCGTGGTCGCGTCCATCTCGGGTACACCAGATGGGTTGTCGCTGACCCTGATCGTTACGCTGACCATCTGATGCCCACCTTCCCTTACGCCTACACGGCGAACTTCAGCGCCTCCACGGTCACGAAGATCAACCTGAGCACGTTCGCGACAGTGGGCAGCGCACTGGCGGTGGGGGCCAACCCCTACTCCATCGCCATCGATCCAGCGGGGGCCTACGCCTACGTCGCGAACTTCAGCGCCTCCACGGTCACGAAGATCAACCTGAGCACGTTCGCGACAGTGGGCAGCGCACTGGCGGTGGGGGCCAACCCCTACGGCATCGCCGTTGATCCAGCGGGCGCCTATGCTTACGTCGCGAACGAAGGCGCCTCCACGGTCACGAAGATCAACCTGAGCACGTTCGCGACAGTGGGCAGCGCACTGGCGGTGGGGGCCAACCCCCTCGGCATCTCCGTCGATCCAGCGGGGGCCTACGCCTACGTCGCGAACTACAACGCCTCCACGGTCACGAAGATCAACCTGAGCACGTTCGCGACAGTGGGCAGCGCACTGGCGGTGGGGGCCAACCCCTACTCCATCGCCATCGATCCAGCGGGTGCCTACGCCTACGTCGCGAACTTCAGCGACAACACGGTCACGAAGATCAACCTGAGCACGTTTGCGACAGTGGGGAGCGCACTGGCGGTGGGGACCGCCCCCTACGGCATCGCCATCGGGCCGATCCCATATCTCCCCGCTGCCACTGGCCAGCCTATGTGCATGGTGATCTGATGCGGCTCCACATCGTCGCCTTCCCTCACCAGCCGGTGCCCATAGCGGGAGGTTGAGGTGAGCGCACCCGGGAACGCCCAATGGGGGCTCGCCGAGTGGGGGAGTGCAGAGTGGGCCCACGTCCAGATCCACGCCACCGGCATCGGCGCCCTCTCGCTGGTCGGGAGCGGCACAGCCCACGTCCAGATCCACGCCACCGGCATCGGCGCCCTCTCGCTGGTCGGGAGCGGCACCGGGCACCTCGCCGTCCCCGGCGTCGGGGTGGGCACCCTCACACTCACCGGCACGGGCACCGCAGACTACCGCGCCTTCGGCGTCGGTCTTCTGGTACTCGCTGGGCTGGGAACGCCTTCGAACGTCTCGCCGCTGCCCAACTTCCAGGTGCTGATCGATGTCTCCGGCCACACGCCGCTGACGGTGCCCTCGGTCTGGACGGACTTCGCCAACTACGCACGGAAGATCAGCACCCGCCGAGGTCGGCAGCACGTCCTCGACCACTACCAGCCGGGGACGCTCACTGTCACCTTCAACGGGAGAGACCGCGTCCTCGATGCAGAGAACTCGGCCGGGCCGTACTTCGGGCTGCTCGACATCAACCGCCCCATGCAGGTCAACGTCCAGTACCACGGAGCGTGGGTCCCGATCTTCACCGGGTACATCGACTCGATCACGCCCCAGTGGCCCAACAATGTCAACGAGGACATCGTCTACACCGCCAGCGATGCGCTGCGGCTGCTGAACACCGACACCTTCACTGAGTTGAGCTACACCTGGAGGGTGCTGCGGGACGGCGCGCAGGACCTCTACGCGTTCGGCGAGTTCGACATCGGGACCACCGCGCCTCATGACGCAGGCCCCGGAGGCTTCTAGATGAGCGCTCCATCGGTTACTACAGTAGCCGCCTCTGGGATAACCAGTACCACTGCGCAGTTGAACGGCCAGGTAAACCCCAACGGGCTTGACACCAACGCAATCTTTGAGTGTGCCCCTCCTGCCATCTGGAGCCCTGGGACTCCTAGCCAAGATACTCCCGCCTATGACATAGGTACCTCGTATTCAACGCTCACTTACCAGTACACAATAACTGGTTTATCACCGAACACCACCTACTACTTCGACGCGTTCTGCGGTAACTCGGACGGTCTGGGGCGGGGTGCGACCCTTCCATTCACCACGCTGCTCGGGGCTGTCCCCACCGTCACCACCGATGCTGCGACGAGCATCGGCGCCAACTCAGCGGTGCTCAACGGTGACCTGACCCCGAACAGCGTGGACACGCACGGCTTCTTCCAGTGGGGCACGTCGACCAGCTACGGCCTCACGACGGGCAGCCAGGACGAGGGCAGCGGCACCAGCGACGTCCCTTTCTCGCAGAGCATCCCCTCCGGGCTCACGCCCAACACCACCTACTACTTTCGTGCTGTTGGAACAAACGGAGTTGGCACCGCCTACGGGATCGGCGGTTCCTTCATGACGCTCGGGGCTGTCCCCACCGTCACCACCGATGCTGCGACGAGCATCGGCGCCAACTCAGCGGTGCTCAACGGTGACCTGACCCCGAACAGCGTGGACACGCACGGCTTCTTCCAGTGGGGCACGTCGACCAGCTACGGCAACACGACGGGCAGCCAGGACGAGGGCAGCGGCACCAGCGACGTCGGCTTCTCGCAGAGCATCGCCGGTCTGACGTCCGGCGGCACCTACCACTTCCGCGCGGTCGGCACAAACTCGCTCGGCACCACGTACGGGGCTGACAGGTCCTTCACCACCACCTCGACGGCGTATGGGACTGGCGCAGGGGCGATCTCCCTCTCAGGTTCGGGGTATTCAGGGCTCCACCCTCCGACGACCGGGAGTGGATACCAGAACGTCACCCTGGGGGTCACCGGGACCTCGCCCGCAGACCCGACGACGGCCGTCGCGATAGGAGCCGCGTCCAGCATCGGACTCAACTCGGCGCTGTTGGGGACTCAGTGGGAGACGGCACCCTGGACGATAGAGTTCTGGCTTCAGCCCGTCGTTCAGAGCGCGACCTCGTCGGGCCCGAGCCAGCAGACCCTTCTGGCCCAGGACACGTCCCTCACGCATGGCGTCTACGTGACGCTCGCCGGCATCGATACGCCGGCCTTCACTCCCGGCACGCTGCTCGTTCAGGTGGGCAGTTATGGCCCCTGGTCGTTCGCCTCGCCCCTCTCCGTGACCGACGGGAACTGGCACCACCTGGTGATCGTCGCCAGCGGCACGACGGGCACGGTCTACCTCGATGGGGTGGCCATCGGGACACAGACCGTCACGCTCCCCGCTGCCGTCTGCAAGAGCGCGTATCTCGGCGGCGGCTTCAAGGGCTCGCTCGCCTACTTCGCCTGGTACCCAGGCATCGCGCTGACGCAAGTCCAGGTCGCCGATCACCTCAACCGTGGGCTCTGGGGCTTCGTCTTCCAGTCCTCCCTCCAGCGTGTCGCGGACGTCCTCGCCGTCCTTGACTGGCCCACCGCGCTGACGGTGATCCCCGCCGACAACGCTGCTTCCATGGTCCAGCAGCCGACCGGCTCGCTCTGGCTGACGACGCCGCTCAGCTACCTCCAGCAGATCGAGCTGGCAGAGAACGGGCAGCTCTACGCGGACGTCTCTGGCCACGTCGTCTTCCTCAGCCGCCATTGGAAGCGGATATACCAGCCGGCCACTCCCGCGAGCGTCTTCGGAGAGAACCGCGGCGAGGTGGGATACAAGCCCGGCTTCGTCCTCAGCCGCGACAACCTCGACCTCTACAACGCCGCGCTCTGTCAGGCCGCGGCGGGGCCGCTGGGCGTCCCCGCCGGCATCCCGCAGCAGAGCGTCAGCCTCATCGCCGAGGCGCAGTACGGCGTCAACTCCATCCTCTCCGAGACGGGGCTGCTCGTCTCCCAGGACGTCGAGTGCCTGATCCGCTCGCAATGGCAGCTTGCCCGCTTCTCCTCCGTGCTCCCCCGCCTGCGCTCGATCGTGGTGGACCCGCTGGGAGACGTGCCGAACCGGATGGCCGCCGCCGTGAACCGGGAACTGGGCGACCTCGTCACCATCAACCGCCGGCCACCCGTGGGAGCGGCGTTCAGTCAACAGAGCTACATCGAGGGCGTCAACCACGAGATCGACTTCGGACGGAGGACCTGGCTGGTCACCTACGCTCTGACGCCGCAAACCCCCGTGGACACGGTCACCCCCTGGGTGCTCGGTGTTGGCCTCCTCGGCACCTCAACGGTCCTGGGCTACTGACCGCGTCTGGGAGGATCTGAGCTATGCCAGTTTGGACCAACCCCTCGACTCATATTTTCGCCAACCTCGAGCAGGTGACGGCCACCACGCTGGATACGTTCGTCCAGCAGAACATCGCCTCGCTGGGGTCCTACGCTGCGGCCACCCGCTACTTCAACCTCGGCGCCAGCGGCCTGACTGCGACGAGCAAGACGGCCTTCGGCGGTGCCCAGTCGGCCATCGCGACCTTCCCCGAGGCCTTCACCATGATCGTGAAGGTCTTCGCGACGGCGGTGGCCACGGTCAGCGCCGGCACCGTCACCTTCGGCGTCTACGACGAGACGGGGTCGGCCGAGATCGGCTACCCGAGCACTCAGCCCATGTACGTCGGCGCGAACGTGGCCGCGGCTTACTGGGTTGGGAAGAAGCAGTACGCCGCTAGCGGCTCAGCCGGTTTCACGCTGAACTACTCGGTGGCCTCTGGCATCACCCTCACCGCGACCGCCTTCGCGGTCGAGGTCACCTTCGTCCGGGGCGCGGTCTGATGACAACCCTCGCCGCACCAGCCACCGTCTCCCAGCTCTCCGAGGGTAGCCTCGGTTGGAACTGCTGCGGCGAGGCCGACGTGTGGAGTGTCATGAAGACCTTCGGGCAGACAGGCCCGGGGCTGGGCGCCGTGACGGCCGAGGCGATCGCCCTAGGGGCGTCGGGGAACGGAGAGACCTCCGCGGCGGCTCTCGTGGCACTCCTCAACCACTACGGTCTCCCGGCGTCGGCCGGCTCTGGCGCGCTCTCCAGCGCCATCCCCGCAGCACTCGGACGTGGCCACTACGTCATCGTGCTCGTCACGTCAGACAGCGATGGGAACCCCACCGCTGGGAGGACCATTGGGCACTGGCTGCTCGCTTATAGCGACGACAGCGGTGGGAACTACCTCGTGATGAACCCACTGGGAAACCCACCGGGGCAGTTGTCCTGCTATCCCCAAGCGTTGCTCCATTCCTGCGACCTTCGGTTGTACGTCGAGGTCGATGCCGTCGCGCCGGGGAACCAGCCTCCAGTTCCGACCCCGGTGCCCCCCCCCGCTCCACCCGACCCACCGAAGGAGCCACCTGACGTGATACTCACCGTTTTCTATGCCACCGTCGTCAATGGTCAGTACAAGGGGATCAACGCTGGGTTTCTCAGCGAGAACCTTGAGCACTTCCGGTGGATTCAGAGTGAAGCGGAACTGACCGACATTCTCGCCCTGGCGGCCGCTCAAGGCGTCACGGTCGCGCAGCACACGCCCGGGGTACCCGTCGCGGATGTGGCTGCCTTCGGTGACCCTGAGGACGCGGTCACGGCCTCGATGCTGGGGCTGCCGTTCCCATGACCGACGTCCCCGCGCACACGCAGACCGGAACAATCCACCTCCTGCGGCATTATCCTGAGCATGAGCCGCGGGCGGGCGACCCAAACTACCCCGCGTTTGAGCACGTCCGCGCTGTGCGGTGGGCAACGAGGACTGCTCCGGCGGCATCCAGTTGCATCACAGCCACGTAGAGTTCGCTTACCTCAACGCAGTGGACGTCATCGCGCTGGACTACGCGCTCGGGCTTGATCTTACCGATGACGGTCTAGCCGCGTGGATCGAGAGCCCCGGCAATTTAGAGGCGCTCTGCCAGGCTCACCACGTCGGCATCCTCGGGGTTCACTGTATCCCCACCGCAGACTGGGACGTCGTGCGCGCCCACAAGGCCGGCGTGCTGCCCGTCGAGGTGCAGCAGTCGGCCGTCAAGGCACCGCTGCCATGACGCAGCCCATCGGAGAGCGTGTCGCATCCCTAGAAACGAGCGTCAACGCCTTCCATGCGGTCACGGGGGCCGCCCTCCAGAAGCTCGCTGAGGGGCAGGAGAGCCTCGCCCGCGAGGCTCGAGCGGCGAGCAAGGACGCTCACCTGGCCGTGACCGCAGCGGAGAAGGCGGCCGACATGGCGGGGCGCGCACACGCTCAGGACATAGTGGTCGGAGGGCACGTCGATGAAGTCCAGGCTACCGTGGGCAAAATTCAAGAGCAGATTAAGGAACTCTCGATCAACGGACACGGGGAAGGGTTCCAGAAGCTGCTAGCTGGGCTCCCGATTCTCCTGCCCTGGATCGCACGGCAGAATGACCTAGCCGCCCGCTCTAGGCTTCGCTCTGAATCCTGGTGGTGGAAGATCGGCCGCTGGGCCGTTCCCGTCACCGTTGGCGCGTTCATCACGGCAGTGATCTGGAGCGCCGTCGCCTACGGCATCCCACCGCACTGACGCTCTGGATCGCCCTCGCCTGAGGCAGACACCCGCCGGTCCAACCATCGAGCCCATGATAAAACTCAAGCTCACCGCCATCGCCGTCTGGTCCGACCTTCGCCGCCTCGAGGTGTTCCTGGTGGGCGTCCTCAACGCCTGGGCCATCTTCGCGGCCTTCATCCACTCCATCGGCGTCCCCGCTCAGGTGGCCTCTGCCGCAGCTGCAGCCCTGGGCCTGGTGGCCCTGCTGCTCCAGTACGCGCTCACCGCCTCGACGTCTGGCGGGGTCCCGGCCTTCCTGGTGGCCGTGGTCACCGCTTGGGCCGTCGTCGCGAGCCTACTGGGTCAAGTGGGCGTCCCGGTCAAGGTCACCGCCGTCATCGGCGCCGGTCTCGCCGTGGTCGCTCTCATCGTCCAGCGAGGGGTCGCCGCGAAGGTCAACGCTGGCCCCCCCGCCGTCTACCGCTCCGCCTGAGCAACTGGGCGCTGCGCCCATTCGGTGCTCACGATGGGTCCTCCAGGGACGCCAAGAGCTGGCGGCCGATCCATTCCGTGTAGGCGGGAGGGATGGCCTGGCTGAGTTCGTCGCGGTTCATCCAGTCGATTCCCATCGCCTCCCTACCGCGGTCGGCCGCGACGTGGCGGCGGTGGATCACCGGGCCGCCCCCCTTCGCCACGCCGCTCTGGTGGCCGCGCTCCAGGACGGTATGTCCGAACACCAGGAGCCAGTCGCCCTTGTGCCCCGTGCAGGGCTGGGCCAGCATGAACACGTTGCTCTCGAACAGGCGGTGCCGCTTGACGTTCAGCCCGAAGGTGAGGCCGCAGAGGGTGACCGGGTTGATGAGCGGAGCCCGCGGGACGTTCTCGATGACGTAAGGGAGCCCGGTGGCGACCAGCGCCTCCCGGACGGCCGGGATCAGCATGGGGTGATCTCCGCGGCCGTGGATGTTGTTGGCGAGGCTATACGCCTGGCACGGCGGACTAGCGTGGATGGCGTCGAAGCCGTCCAGCGGGTAGGTCATCGCATCGTCCTGGTGGAACTCGAACGGGTAGTGCGGCTGAGGCTTGATGTCCACGCCGACGACCTCGAAGCCCGCACGGTGGTAACCGACAGCGGCGCCCCCTGCCCCGCAGAACAGGTCGAGCAGGCGCGGCTTGCTCACGATGGGTCCTCCAGGGACGCTAGAGCGTCGCAGAGCGCCCCGAGCGAGCGACTTTGCTCCAGAAACGCTCGTCAATGGAGCGCAAGCGATTAGGCATCATCGGGTTCCCATCCTGGTGGCGTGATCCCTTGCGCCTTAGCAATTCTCAAGAGATCCCAGATGGTGTCCAGCGGCAGCCCGAACTGCGGCGCGGGCATGCGCCCCATCGCCTCGCTGAGACGGCCCACAGCAGCCCACAGGAGGCCCGACCTGACCTCCGGGGCCATCCGGCCGTCGTGGAGATCCCCGTGGCAGGGGCGGCATATGGCGGCCGTCAGCGCTGCACTGGAAGTCCAAGGCTCCGCGACGTGTGCCCCGCGCCCCACGACATGGTGCCAGTCTGGTTGTATGCCAAATTCCCCTTTCCCGCAGGCTTCGCAGGTGTACCGAGAGCGCCGGAGGACGAGCCGACGCTGGCTGGCCTGCCACGAGGCCCAGCGCGCCGCCCTGGCGCCCTGCGGGCGGAGCGCAGTCCTACGAATCACGGCGCACCTTCACTTCCACCTTGGGCTCCTTCGGCACCACCTCGACCCCCGGCACCGGCTCTCCGCCGAGGGCTAGCTTGCGCACTTCGTCCCAGGCGACCTCTGGCGGGGGGGCCGGCTTGCGGCGGATCAGATCGCGATCGGACGCCCACAGCATCAGCGCCTCCTCGTCGACCCGGCGGACCTCGGGCGGCAGCTCCCGCACCTCGCAGTCACCATCCGGCACGGAGACGCGCTTGTGCCCTCCCATCGCCACCTGGCGCTCCGCCTCAGCGAGAGCGTACGGGCGGATGAGCGCCGTCAGGTTGGCGACCAGCTCCTTGTCGACGGCCGTCTCGGCGTCCAACCAGCGGGCAATCTGCTCGACCTTGGCGACCACCCGCTGAACCTCCGCATCGTGGGTTGCGACGTTCTCCGCGATCCGGCTCTGTGCGTCCTTGATGGCCCGGAGTGCCACTCCGAGGGACGCTCGATCGACGACGGGCTGCTCCATCAGACCGCCACCACGAACCCGTCCGGGCCGACTTTGTACGCCTTCGGGAGCGTGTAGTCGCCGTAGGCCCCGCTGAGGTTGGCCCCGCTGAGGTCGGCCCCACTGAGGTCGGCCCTACTGAGGTTGGCCCCGCTGAGGTCGGTCCCGTAGAGGTTGGCCCCGCTGAGGTCGGTCCTACTGAGGTTGGCCCTGCTGAGGTCGGCCCCACTGAGGTCGGCCCCGTAGAGGTTGGCCCTGCTGAGGTAGGCCCCGCTGAGGTCGGTCCTGTAGAGGTTGGCCCTGCTGAGGTAGGCCCCGCTGAGGTCGGTCCTACTGAGGTTGGCCCCACTGAGGTCGGTCCTACTGAGGTCGGCCCCGTAGAGGTTGGCCCTGCTGAGGTAGGCCCCGCTGAGGTCGGTCCCGTAGAGGTTGGCCCTGCTGAGGTCGGCCCCACTGAGGTCGGCCCAGGCCGGCCACTGCGCGTCCGGTCCGTTCTCACGGCGCCAGCGCGTCATCAGGCAGGCCAGAGCTTCGGGGCACATGGGGAGCAGCGGCCACTCGGGGGTGACCTCCGCCACGAGCCGCACGCTCTCGAAGGCGGCCTTGTCGCCCTTGACGTGGACGGCCCCACGGTGCTCCGCGAGGAAGATGCGGGAGCCCTCACACAAGCCGCCGTAGTTCAGCGGGTGAGTGGTGAGGTGGTAGCCGCGCGAGCAGGCGACAGGCTTCTCCACCGCTGGCGTCCATTCCCCCGGGCGCTTGCCGGGCAGCGGGTAGGCGAACGTTGGCGTCCCGCCGTTCGTGGCGTGGCCGTCCGCGTCAGTGATCTTGAATAGCACAGCCTCTCTCCTCAGAACGGGATCTCGTCAGGGTCGATGTCGCCGGGGTCACGCCGCGCGGCAGCGAGTGGCACCACCGGGGCGGCTTCCTTGGGGTGCATGACGTAAGCCCCCGCAGTCCCGGCGGGGTTCTTCACCACAGGGTCCCAGCCCGTGCAGACAGCCGGACCGCCATCAGCGGGCGTCGCCCAGACGACGGCGTTCCCGTGCTTGCTCGTGAGCAGCCGGCGCTGGCACTCCGTGCAGACCCCCTTGGCGATGATCTCGCCGCGGTCCGGAGTGAGGACGGGCGCAGTCGCCGGTGTGGCCGGCGCTGCGCTCCGTCCCGTGGAAGTGGGGGCTGTGCGATGTGCGGGCGGGGACGGGGCTGGCGGGGCGTCCTCCTCCGCTGGCGGCGCAGCCCGGTCCTCGAGATCCTGCGTTACCAGATCGGACCAGGCCGTGGCGATGATGGTCGCGGCCACGAGGGCCCGCTTGTCCGCCATCTTGAGGATGGTGTTCTCGGCGTCGGCGACGTCGGGGTTGGAAACGCGACCCACCGTCTGCCCGACGATGGCGGAGTCATCCTTGCCGAACTTGGCCCCGCAGCCGCCCTTCTTGGCGAAGCAGATCCAGCCGCCGCCGTACTCCTCCCTGCCCTTGATGATGGCGGGCTTGGAGCACAGCGGGCAGACCCGCTCGGACTGCCGGTAGCGGTACTTGACCTCCCAGGAACTGCAACTGCCCGAAGCTTGAGCCACGCACAGGTGGGTCTCGGTGTCCGGCTGCCAATAGACGCGGCAGCGGCGACGGTAGCGGATGAAAGGCTCGCCGCCATGGAGGTCGCCGGTCAGGTCGATGTCAGGAGTTTCCTCGTCCTCCAGCTCGGCCCTCAACCCGAAAGCGTTGAGGAGCGTCTCGGCGCCAGATTTGCCCAGCACCTTCTTCGCGTCGGGGCGGTCGGTGACGCCGGGGATCTCCACCAGCGCGCCCTTGACGTCGACCAGCACCTTCGCCATGAACTTGCGCCGAGCCTGCACGGCCGCCCGGGCCGCCGCGATCGAGATAACCATGGTCGGCGTCCACCCTGCGGTGGAGACGGGCGCGCGCGGCCGGATGGCGACCGCAGTGGGTGCCGGCACCTCCTCGCCGGTCGTCGCGTCGATGGTGGTGATCTCGGTGTTCACGGCTTCTCCCAGGAAGCGGCGATCCGCTCCAGCGACTGAATCAGCGCCTGACGGGCGCCCTTCGGAGTGAGCTCGGTGGCCCGGGTCGCGTGCCCCCCGCCGATGCGGCGCTGGCACGGATAGGAGCGCCAGGTGCCGTCGACGTCGAGGACGGCCGTGATCTGCTCGCAGCCTGGCCGGATCACCGGTCGTCCTCGTCCGCGAGCGACTCGCGCGTCTCGCCGTGGGCGTCCATCCAGCAGCGGGCGCACTCGCACGTCCCGACGCCATGGCAGTGGTCGCAGACCTCGCCGCAGAAATCGCAGCACACCCCAGAGCCGCCGCACTCGCGGCACGGCAGCGCGCTCATCGGTCGACGCGAGGGGTGCGCCCCTCGGCCCAGGCGATCCCGTAGCGGTTGCGGTTCACGTTCTCGGCGCGGTCAGCAACCACGATGGCGCGGGCGACGTCGATGACTGCAACGTCCTTGCCGGCAGCGGCGAGCAGCAGGGCGATGTAGGCGTCCATCACGACGCCTCGGGGACTCGCGTCCCGTAGCTCTCGTCGACGGGGCCGTGGCCTTCCAGCCAGCGCTCAACGGTGACACCGTTCTCTCGGCGCTGCGCGGCGATGATGCGGCGTCCCGAAACCACCATCCACACCTCGGGGTGGCGCTTCCAGGTGCCCGAGTGGTCGCCCCCGCAGTTCAGGATGTCGATCGGGGCCAGGAGCTCCATCACCAGTCCGCCCGAGCGGCGGCCCGGTCCTCGTCGGCGCGGTCGCGGGCGTCGGCCTCATCCACAGCGCGCTCCTCGCACGCCGGGCATCCCCACCGCTCGCCGTTCCATTCGAGCTTCGCCCCGCAGTCCTCGCACTCCCGGCGAGAAAGGATCGGGGCTGTAGACTCAACCATCGCAAGGGCCTCCTATCAGGTGCCTGCCACGGGCCCGGGGTGTTTGCGCACCGCCGGGCCTCTCTTCGGATATACTAGCAGGGTGCCTAGCAGGCGTCAATACAAAACGCAAGGTCCCCGGCTCCGTGAGTGGAGAGAGGCGGCCCGGCTCACTCAGGCTGATCTCGCGACCCTGCTGACGGTGGACCCCGCCACCGTGTACCGCTGGGAGGCCGGAATCGCCCTCCCCCGGCGAGGGATCAGGGCCAAGCTCGCCCGCCGGCTCGGCGTCAGCCGGGAGGACCTCGACGCCGGACTGGCCAAGTAGAGCGGCATCCCGCCGAGCCCGGCAGTTCCCGCACAGCCGCCCGGCGTCTCCCTCGACCGCGACCAGGCGGTCCCGGTGACGGATGGGGACGCACTCCGGGTACAGGTGGAAGACGGTCGCGCCTTTAGCGTGGCCCCCCGGTAGACGCTCTCCCGGCCGCGGGAGGTCACCGTCGGCGATCGGGCCCCCGCAGTTCGGGCAGCCGTCCTCCGGGCGGTCGTAGAACCTGACGCGACAGTGAGCGCAGTGGGAGTGGTAGGTCATGGCTTGCGCACCGTTTCCATGGGGCGTGGTGTGTGCGGCAGCTCGGCGGGAGCTCGAGGCGCGAAGCGGCCGGAGAGAATCCCAGGGATCCCCGGAAGGTCACTCGGACGCCACAGGTAGACCTCGGCGCCGTTCTCGCGGAAGGCGGCGAGCCATGCCCGCTGGTCCAGCGTCGGCTGTCCGACGTCCGACTTCAACTCGATGGCGAGGATGCGGCCGCGGCCCACCGCGAGGATGTCCGGGAAGCCCTTGCCGTCGCCTTGGACTGTCGTGCGCATCCCGTGGGCTGTCCAGGCCGGCCGGGCGTGGGAGGTGCGGAACTGGTAGACGCGGAGCAGATCGAGGACCGCGCGGAGCAGGTCGTCCTCGGTCATCGGATCACCACCACGACCAGAACCGCCCAGATGACGGCTGCGAACGCGAGTCCCCACAGGATGCCGCGCATTCCATCCCCGTCGAGCTCATCCCCTCCCCACCGCTGGCAGTCGGGCTCCCCGCAGGAGCCGTCGAGGTGGGGCACGCCGCGGCCGAAGCGGCCGTCACGTCTGCGGGTGAACGCCCACGGGCGCGGCTTGCTCATCGCCCGATCGCCCACGAGATTCCCCAAGCCACGGCGAAGCCGAAGAGCATCAAGGCGAAGGACGCCAGAATGACCAACTGGGCGAGTTCCCAGGGATCGAGCACGGGTGCCTGTTTCATGACGGCGTGACCAGGCGGCGCGCTGCGAGCACGCTGCGGACGGAGGCGACCCCGCCAGCCAGCTCCTCCGGCGTCACCGGCCTCTCTGCGACCGGCGGCAGCCATGCCACCGTCTCTCGCGCCTTGGGCCTCACCCCCGCCTCCCTCTCGGCGTCTCGGAATCGCTCGATGTGCTCGGCGTTCCGCAACAGCAGCGTCAGTTCGTTCCACACCTGTCCCTCCGAGTTCTCGCCGCGGTTGTGCGGCACATGGCGCCAGCCCACGACGGCGTCGAGGACGTCGGCCAGCGGGTAGCTCTTCAGCGCGAGGCGGATCTTCTGGCGGCGCTCAGTGGTGAGCACCGTGTTCCCGTTCTTCCCCGCGGCCGTCTTCCAAGCCTCGAAGACCTGGGCTACGGCCCCCGTCTCCGGCGGAGGCGGGGTGAGATGCGAAGCATCGATACTGGGTACGGGTTCGGGAACGGGACTCCCGGCGCGCTGGCGCTCACGCGAGGGAGCGTCACCCGTGACGGGCTGTGACGTCACAGGTGTGTCACCGTGACGCCGTTCTCTGTAGAGGCGCGTGCGCTCGCGGCTGGTGAGCGGGTTGAACTTCTCGTAGTTCCGGATGACGAAGACGTCCCCGTCCTGCAGCCAGAGTGCCTCGTCGGCACCGGTGGAGGTCAGGAGCTCGGCGAGGGCGCTGTCGAGATCGCGGAGGCGGAGCTTGCCGGCGAGTGGGATCACGTCCCGCTGCTGGTGGAGGCGTCCAGCCCGAGCGTTGCGCCGGCTGTAGGTGATGCCGCATACGAAGAGCCGGAAGGCTTCGGGGCCGAGGAACGCCAGCTCATCGTCCGTGTTGTCGTCGAATCGCGCCCAGCTCACGTGGGGCCTACGGCAGCTGGTGGCCGCAGGCGGCGCAGCACCCTGGCGGGAATGGCAGGCGCAGGCGGCTCTTGTTCACATCGTCGACGTCCTGGAGGAGCACGCCGGCCAGGCGCAGCCGCAGCACCAGCGTGGAGAGGCGGCCGTAGGACGAGATACCCAGCGCCCGGCCGAGCTCCGCTGTCGTGGGGCCGCGGCCTAACTCCGGCGTCAGCTCAACGATGGCCCAGAAGGCATCCCGCTGCCGTGGCGTTAGCCTGCGGATCCGCTCAGCGATTCCCGGGTTGAACCGGGGGCTCTCCTCCAGGTCGGTGGCGATCACGCCGCGCCCAGTTCGACGGGCCACGGACCGCGGCTCCGGACCAGGAGGCCGAGCGTTTCTGCGTCCTCCACCCTTCGGCGGGCTGTTCTCTCGCTGCAGTGCAAGATGGCGGCCAGCTGCAGATAGCTCGGCGGGAGACGGTGCAAGGCGACGAAGTCGCGGACCTGGTCAGCGGCGATGCGAGTGAGAGCCTGGCGCCGCCGGGTCATTGCGTCGCCGCCGTGCGCTGCTGGCGTAGCCGCTGACGTAGCCGCTTTTCGTAGGTGCTCTGGGACTCACGGGCGCACGTGCGACAGATGCGGGCGCCGTCAGGTCGGACGGTCGTGTTGCTGGTGTCGTAGGGGTGCCCGTGCGGGCAGTGGGTCTTGTTGGCGCTCGCGTTTGGGTTGCGGTGGTGGTTGACGTAGGGCGAGACGGGCTCGAGGTGGCTCGGCCGAACGCATAGCTGGACCCGGCAGAGGTGGTCTACCTCGAACTCATGCCCTGGCGGGAGGGGCCCGTGCCAGACCTGCCACATCCACCGGTGAGCGGTGGTGGCGGTCGCCTTGCCTGCGATGCGGCCCCAGACGAGCCCGTATCCACCCTGGGTTGCCTTACCCGTCCAGATCCAGCAAGGGGAGCCGTAGCCGCGGTCCTCGGTCTGCCACGCTGGCATCGGGATGGACCAGAAGACCGGCCCCGCTTGGTCCTGGAAGTGTATCTTATCAGGAACAAAGAGTGGAGAGCCGCGAGGCGCGGCTTCCGGCGCTGGCTCCCAACGCCCCCAGGCTGGCGCTGAGCCTCTCTCCGGGGTTGCCAGTGACGCTGTCGAGCCTGTGCCATGATCCGCGACCACGGTCACTGAGACCGCGCGGCGCGTCGGCGTGCTGCGGCGCCGCACTGCGGCGACGCCAGTCGTCCTCGTCGTGCAGTTCCTGGTCGGCATGTCGCTCAACCTGTACGTGACCATCCCGACCAATCACCCGGGGGCCGGGAGCGGTCCGTTCCTGAGCGGCGTGCTCAGGAACGTCCTCTGGAGCT